AACATCTATTCCTCCAAGTTTCACTATGATGTTTTTGCTCATATTAGAGTACCCCACTCCATCATTGTAATCGAATACGCCATGCTATTAGGATTCCCTTTTTCGTACTTTATGCTTGATTCTGTGACACAAACGAGAATTGTATTGCTTATTGCTTGGGAAAAATACGAGTACTGGTTTGTTCCCTGTGCTCCGTCAATAAGAGTCGCATATCCGGTTGCAGCACCGTTTAACCCGACAATGTCTTGTGCATAGCGGTTAAGCCCTCCGGCATCCGCTGTTGTTATTATTCCTTCAACAGTTATTTCTCTACTTGCGCCCATCAAGTCCATTACTATTTTTCCGTTAGAATCAAAAGTTGGCATTGGCAAGTCTATTACTCCAGCCGATTTTCTTATGTCTTCAGACTGGATGTTGTAAAGAGTCAATACTTTTGTTCCACTTGAAGTAAAATTGTAGTTTCCTATTGAAGAAATCGTTGAAGCAGTCATTTTATCACCTTTACTTTTAAACCGTCTTTTTCAATTTTTTGCAAGAAAAACGCTATTGCATCCACTTTTTGCCTCAAATGCCGCAAATCAAGTTGCATTTCGAAAACTCTGTCTTCCAAAGAAATTGGTGTTGCACTCGAAACCGTTTCAGGCATAGACACCGCCAATATAACTTGTTTTTGACCTCATTCCTTTCGCCTGTTCCCTGTTAAAGTCTGACAAGATTTTTCTGAATTCGTTCCGGTCTACTCCTGCGCTTACTGTAAGATAATTGTTTATTGTTGTTCCGCCTAAAGCACCCGGATTCTTCATTCCAATGATGGTATCATCTGGACTGAAAGCTTGCATTCTACTACCCGGTCTTGAAATGAAATCCTGTCCGACTGCAAATGTTCCCTCTACACCATGCCATTCCCTATTTTTTTCTGCGGTTAATTGTCCTAATTGGTATGGTTCGGGCAAGTCTTGTGGTTTTAACATTCCAAATGCACTTAAAATAGTATTTAAGTCTTGGGCTACCGCATGCAATGTTGAAATGATGTTTGCCCATTCAGTACTCAAAGCGGCATCAAGTTCTCCAATAGCATCTTTTATTTTTGTCCAAAGGTCTTTTCCGAATACGTTTATTCCAATCCAGTCAATAACCCCTTTGATACTATTCCAAATTCCCTCTGGGCTAAAAATTCCTTTGATAAATGTTATCCCATCTTTGATTGCTGTCCATGTTTCTTCCCCGAAAACAAATGTTCCAATAGAATTTACTACTCCTCCAACTCTTGTCCAAAAATCTTGGTCTGGACCAAGCAAAGCAGTTTCTATCCCTGTCAACAATTTATTGACTCTCTCTCCAAAATTTTCTCCAAATAAAGTAGAAGTAATTGCTACCAAAACTCCTTTTGCAGCATCAAACATTCCGGTCAAAATCGCATTCCAATCTATTTTAGAAAAAATCTCCAATAACTTTGGACCAATCATTGCGGCAATAATCCCGATTGGTCCTAAAAGCAATTCGATTATTGCAACCGGGTCTCCACTCGCGGCTTTGCCCAAAAGACCTTCAACAAGAGATAATAGTTTATCTACTCCTTTGGCAATCCATTGTGAAACATTAATAAGCCATTTGAAGAAGCCTGCCATAAAAGGCATTATTCTTTTCAAAAAAGGCATCAACAAAATCAAAATAATTGCGGATAACACTTTGAAAACGACTTTCATGAATGGTCCGACTGCCTCAAAAAAAGCAGAGATTAACAGCATGGCAACTGAAATTCCAACTAAAAGGCTGGCTATTGTTCCAAGTGTTCCCATCATTCCACCCCCACTTGTTGTTTTTGCAGCGGCTCCCTTTGCTCCCCCCATGATTGTTGAACCAGCAGGAAACATTTTTTCAGCGGACATTCCACCAGAATATTTTTTGCCTAACCCAATTAAATTTAGTCCAGCCATTATTTTTGTCTGCAAAGAAGTTTTTAGTTGAGTTGCCCGCAAAAAGTTTATTATAGTGTATATTGTTTTGTCGGTTTCTGTTTGCAATTTTTTTGCAGCAGTGGTACTTGGCATAATAGCGCTTTTTTTCATTCTTCCTTCAAATTCTCTGACAACTTTATCAGCGCTTTCTCTAATCGAAGATGTTGTCGGAAGGAAAGCATATCTGATTGTTACATCAGCCCCTTCTGCCACGTTTTATCGCCTCATGTTCTTCTTTTGCTTTTGCCTGAATCAGAATCGAAAGGCATTGCACTGTGAAAATGTCGAGTTCGTCAACTTCTGGTGGAGTAAAACCAAAACTTTCTGCGAACAAATAATATACGCCCATTCTATTTACCTCTTCATCTCTTGATGAAACTCCCCTTACAAGATTGCTTAGGTCTCTTTTTTTTTAAATGTCACCGTATTGAATTCCTCTATTTCTTTTAGCGCCCAAGCGGCTATTGGTGGTGGAAGTTCGTTCACCATATTTTTATCTCCAATAGTCCAAGGAGCAGCAACAATTCCCTTTAATACGGTCAAAACTTGTATTTCTGTTGGGTCAATATCGGCATTGAATTTCATTTCCCCTCCAGATTGGATTGCCTTTATTTTTGTTGCTTCTCTTGCTATTTCGTTCGAGTCACCGAACTTGAACCGCTTTATTTTTACTATTTGGTTTGTCCATTTGCAGTCGAACTCTTCGTTAGCCAAATCGTAAAGTTCTCTTGGCAACTGTATTTCTTTTACCAGAACCATTTTCTTATCAACTCCGTTGAATTTTACTTTCGTATTCCTCTGGAATATGAAAATATATGACTTAAGGTTCACTACTCGTGTTATTGTAGCAGATGACGCTGCTTAGAGACCTTGCCCTCAGTTCAATGTCTGTTTTGACTAGGTCTTCCGGGCTCATTGGAAGGCTTCCTCTTGAAACAAAAACGCTTGCGAAATTGAACGTCATGCTTCTTACTGCAGTCGTTGCCCCAGTGCTGATTGTTACTGCGCAAGTAGCAAGCTCTGCCGGGTCTGCATCAGGCGCTCCTGTTGCTCCCAAAAGATGGTCCCAAAAGTCAGTGTCAAGCTCGTAAGTAGAGCTGACTCTGATGTTCCACTCCCTGTTTTTTGGAACGTTCTGTTGTGGAAACCTGCTTCCTAAAGCATAAACCGGGTCGTTGTTTCTTGTAAAAGACAGTTCAACGCTTTGTACGTCGTTTATTGTTGTTCCAGTTGGAAACTGAATGCTTGCCATTGAGAAAACCGTTGGTTCTTCCAAAACAGTCGCTGCTGTGTTGAGACTTGTTGTTTTTGCAAGTGTCTTGTACCATCCGTCTAGTCTTACTCTTGTTGGTTCTCCTACTGCACAGGTTAAACTCATGTTGTTTGTGATACAACCCGCTAGTGTCTGTAGTGAGTCTGTGTCTCCCATGTCTGCTCCGATTTCGATAGTAGAGCTGGTTTGGGAGTTTGAAATACCCGAAGCATTGGTATAAGCATACCTGTACGGGCTTGTGCCTGTTTTGTCTGGGGAACCGCCTAAAACCCCTTTTAGATACCAGATGTCAGAGTGAATGAATTCTACTCCCCATGTTCCTTTGAAGGTCTTTGCAATGCTTCTTGATAAGTCTTGGCTTCCAAGACCATAAACGTATTCTGGGTCGTTGTCTATGTCGTAAGTGGATAGCCTTACTCCTTGAGAATATGCCTTGTTGCAGGCTACTGGCGTTCCAAAGGTTGACTCCCAACCGTATTTGATGTAAGCTTGTGTTCCCGCAAAAGGTCTGTTAGTCGCCATTTAAAATCAACTCCGTTGAGATTTCTTCTTGCGAGTCCCCCGCAAGCTTTTTTTGGCTTCAACAACGCTTCCGTTGGAAAAAGCCATTTTTTTCATAAGAGTCTTTTTGTGGCAAAAGTAGTATTTAAGGCTTTTGGAAAGCAATAATGCAAGGAGGAAAGCCGCTATTGGAGCAGCGAACTCCACTTTCCTCCCTGAAGGGAAATCTCGTCCCTCACAAGACTCGTCGTGTAATTATATTTGTTCTCTTAACTAGTATTTAATTCTTTATGATTCAAAATTGAACCTGCAATAGATGTCCATTGATTTTTCGAATACTTTTCCAGCCAGTTTTGCGTCAGCGTGAATGTCGTGCAATAACGGCGGACCAGTGTTTGTTATATAAACCAATGGAAAATGATAGAAGCTTTTTTGTGCTGTTTTGATAACGCTTCTTAGGGAAGTCAAGTACGAGTCAATGTTTTTCAGGTTTTTGTCATAAACCTTTACTGTTACTATTGCGTCTGAAATCCAGTTCGTGTCCCCTATTCCGATTAGTTTTGTCCTATGCCCTAAAAAATCGAATCCTATTCTTGGAACATCATTGACAAGATATGCTACAATCGGATAATCTGACCAGATTTTTTCTGCTGTTCCTGAACTGTAATCGTATTGTGTTGAAATCGCCTCTCCACCAGTCAAAGCGCTTGTTAAAGTGATTGTGCTTGAAGCGCCTGAAGTGTAAACCGGAGTGTAGTCTGTGTAAACCGCTTTTGGTGTCCCGCCTATTCTGACTTTCCTGATATTCCTAACAGTTGTTTTGTTCACGTTCCAAGACAATTGCCCTGCTGTTGCTGTTATTGTTTCGGAAATAGTTGTTACTCCCCGTTGTGCGGTGGTAAAGACATCGCTGTTTCTGAGAAAGACAAGGAATTCTGTTTTGATATTGTTTAGATTTGCTGTTGCCATTTGTATCACTTGTATGATTCTGGAACTCTGTTTCTTCCGAAAGCGTGCCGTAAGACCGATAGTCTTTCTTCTTCTGTAAAAAAGCTTGCTGAGCGGGCGAAAGGCATTGTTTGACCTGTTCCAACTTCTCCTCTTTCTTCAAGAGTTTTCCAAGTTTCCCTCGGATTCTCGTATTCCCCTACAATCGTTCCGGGGTGCCAAACTTCTTCAGTCCAAACCTCGTGCCCGTCTACCATAAAATGCAAATAAGGAACGTTTTTTGCTTTTATGATATGCCGTCCTGTTCCATATTCAACGAAAGCGGCTTGTGGTGCTCCGTGAGTTCCTACTGCGACTTCCCCTTGTTTCAGTTCTTTTTCAATAGAAGCAACCAAGTTTCCAGTGTCTCTTGGGCACCGTATTATCATTTCTTGTTTCAAAATGTTCCCCCACTCGTCTAAGACAGCTTGTTTTTTTTGTTCAAAAACAGAGTCGTCAACATAAATCCCCATTCATCCCACCTTCTTGAGTGTGTAAAATCTATATATTGCAAGATTATTAGCATACCTTAGAACGCTTTTGCAGTCTGGAGTGAACTCGAATATTTCCCCGTCTTTGAAAAGCCTGTCTCCAAAAGCAATTGAATCTGTTGTCGGCATTACGGCGTAAGCGTCTCCGATGTCAACTATCCCAAACTTTTTTAGTTCAATGTCAGAGCTGTGTTTGAAAAAAATCCATTGTTTTGTCGAACCAGTGTAAGTTGTTGTTTCGCTTCCGTAAATGCTGTCAATCACTGTTGTCACTGAAGAAACGGTTACTGTAACTTTTTGGTCGTTTAAAATCTCATTGAACGGTCCAAGCGTTATTCCAAGCAAGAGAGACCACCCCTAAAAGTAGCCCCCGCTTGTGGCGTAAAATTGTGACTTGTATTTTTCTCCAATAAGCGATTCAATGTCTTGAGCCCTTCTCTTCATTCTCTCGACCATATCAGTGACTCTTACAGTAAAATCCCCTTTAACAAACTCTTGTTCGGGCAATTTGTATGAGTTCAGCCTGTCATAGCTTCCTCCTGCGAACTCGACCCAAATCCTTATTCCTGCAAGTAAAGTGCTTAGTTCTTGGATGTAAGCCGGAGTCCCGCTGTAACCGTATGTGTATCCGATTTTTGCCCTGCTTGGCGCAAACTGCAGTGTTCTTGAGTTCAATTCTATTATTCCTGTTTCTGGGTTAAGGAAATAGTCTGTTGTTTGCAGTTTGCTGTCAACGATGTTTGCGACAGTTATTGTTGACAAAGTTGTTGTTGTTGTTCCGGTTGAATCGACAAGAATGAAAGAGGTTATTGATTGTACTGGATACTTGCTTAAAACAATCCTGTTTGGAGCAATATCGTCAGCCCTTTTTGGAAGATAAACTGAAACGTATTCTGTTTGAACTGTTCCGTTTGCAAAGCTTCTTTTGAAAAGAGAATCTATTTCTGCGTCAGCATAGGTTATCATTTGTTCTACATTTACGCCTGAAACTTCTGTTGCGGACAATCCGGCGGTTACATAAACTTGTGAAGAAGTAGAGTATGCTGTCATCTTAATCCCTTTTTGTGTTTTAAGTTATTAATAATCCTTTTGCTTATCGCTTTCTTTCCAGTTCTTCGGTCTTTTGCTTTCCTCTGTTCCAATTAACTTTGTAAGATTTAGCAAAGTGTTTCCTTCCAAGAATTGTGCAAGATTGTTTTCTTTGTTTCTTTTCACATCAGGCAGTAGCGGGTTTAGTGTTGTTCCTGCTTCTGTCCCGTTAGATTTTTGTAGAACGCTTCTTTCGTAAATCTCCCCACTTGCTTGGATGTTCGGTTTTTCGGACAAATGCGGTTCATAATGCTTTTCGTCAGCAATAAACGGGCGCCATGCCAAAGAAAAGGAATCCGCTTTTCTTTCTCCCTTGAAAACGTTTTCAGCCATTTTTTATCCCTCGATTAATCGTATTGCTTCGTTTAATCCATCGGTTTTGCCTTTATAGTATTCTGATTTACACATAAATTTTTTGCTTAAAACTTCTCTTCTTTTCAATTCTTCGAGAATCTTGGTTAGTTTAAAAGAGTCCATTTTACATCTTTCCTTCTATTCTTCTTAGCCTGCTTTGAATGTCCTGAAGCGTGTTGACAATGTTGTCGAACTTGTCTGTTCTGTCTGCACTGAATTTTGTTTCAGAGTGGACTATATGCTTTTCTTTTTCGAGCCATCTGCCAAAATAATAGCATCCTCCAATCCAGCAACAAACGGCTATTGGTAGAATCGCCATCCAGATTGAACTGTATTGTGGAAAATTTAGTTTTATGAAATTGCTGAACTCCATTACCAGAGAAGCGTTCGCCATGTCTATTGGCAGTTTTATCCAGACTTGTCCTATTGCGAAAACGTTTTTGAAATAGACTATCCTGTCGGTCAGCTTGACCTGTTTCTCCATAGTTTCCGCTACCTAAATCTATTGCAGGAAAAAAAATAAAAAAGGGAGAGTTATTCTCCCCAAACCATAAGGTATCCTGCTGCCGTTGTCCCGCTGACGGTGAAGGTTATTGTGCTTGCTACAGCCGAAATTGTTACGAATGGGAACGGCTGTCCTACTGTCCCTCCGACCATATACACCGGTGTGAAGAAAACACCTTTTATTGTCCCGAACTTGGAAACAAAAGTATAGGCGTCAGCTATGGCATCTAATTTTACTATTTCCACTCCGAGAAGAGAGGTTATTTCCTTCCTGCTTTTTTCTGTTACAGCCGTCATTTGACATCAGCCTCAGTTGCTTGCCCCGAGAATCCTGTAGACTCTCCTTCCGGTCCCGGCATTAGCCGCTGTAATAGTCAGAACCCCTGATGCAGTACATACTGCAAGTTGGAATGGTTCACCAGAGAAATAACAATTGTTCCCGCTTTGGGCGCAACCAAATACTGCAAACACTCCTGACTTGGAGAAACCATATTGTGTGGTATCAACAACAAATGTGTCTGCCTGCGTAGCCAAATGCGGAGTAACGATTATTACTTCCTTCATCCCCGAGTTTGGGGCAATCTCCGTTACTATCAGAGAACTTCCGTATGTCGCCATGTGTTTTTCGCCTCCTTATGCTATATCGATGATGATATGGTTGAACTGCGGGGCTTTGCACACCAGTGTTTCAAACACTGAAATAACGAATTTCTTGGACAAGTTTGTCTGCGCAAGTTCTTCGTATGTGACGTCCCTCAACACTCTCATCTCGATTACATTCGTGTCCAGAACAAACAGGCTTTTTGCGTCTGCTGGAACTCCGCTTCCGCTTCCTGCGGTTGTGCTCAAAAACCTAGAGGCGATTATTGGAATTCCCTCAAAGCTAAGAGTCGTTATTCCCCAAGCGATAGTCTGGGTGCTGACATACCTCAATTGGTCTTGGATTAACGCCTTGATTGCATCATAGGTCGAATAATCCGTTACAATAAGGTTTGGTTCTCCGCCGCTTGTCCTAGCTGTCCTAATCGCAGTCCTTATTCTTGCGATAGTGATAGCTGTTCCGGCGCAATCCGTCAGATAGCTTGCGCTTCCGCCCAATAAAGCACCCGATGTGTTTGCTCCGCCAATGCAGTTATACAGTCCGTCAAAGCTGTTTGCCGCCGGAATGCTAGTGCTGTTGACTGGTTCTGTCCAGTTTGTCGTAGCGTCTCCGAGCAGAATCATTGCTTCCTCAAGCCTTCTTAATGCAAGAGTCTTTGCTTTCACATCAAGGCTCAAAGCGTCAACGTATCCGCCTGAACTCAAGTAGGGGCGTGAAGCCTCCATCATGAATTCTGTTACTCTTCCAACGCTAACCAAAACCTTTATTCCAACAGTTTTCCTCTGGTAGGTATCGTTTTGTTCTGTTAGCGCAGCGTCTTCTGTCACAGCCTGTGCTGTGGCTATTGTCGCTATCTGGTTATAGCTCGCATAGTTCCCATAGTTTGTCACTCTGGGGATTAGCTCTACGAGCGGTGTCGCCCTTCTAGTGAGGTCGACTATTTCTGGGTCAACATAAACCGGAATCATCACAGGCAGTGTTCCTGCGCTGTAAGTGTTCAGAGTCGTTGTCATTGCCTTGTAGAATTCTTTGCTGTGCGCTTGAATTCCTTTTACAAGACCTTTCTCCGCTTCCGCACCGTGAACGCTTCCGCTTATATCGTAGCCTTTTATCAGTGTTCCTTCAGGAGCGCCTCCGAATGATGCGTAACTCTTCCAAACGCTTGGATTGAGCAGCATTTCGGGCGCTGCTTCAGGACCTGCTGTTGCCATTTCTGTCCTCATAAACATCCTCCTCGATTACCTTTGTTTCAGCATTTTTGCTCTGAAGTGATTGAAGCTTGTGCCCTCTTTTTCGTCAGTTTTTTGTTCCGAAACGAGAGTTTCTGCTCCTGCTTCTTCCGCAAATGCCTTTTTCATTGATTCAAACCCAGCCATGCTTTTTGCGTGGACTGGTGTTGCCGCTCCGCCGCTTCCGCCAATAGTATTTTTTGGTGCGGCATTCTCGCTGCCCGGAGTCCCTGAGACTCCTTCTGCTTTGAAAACGCCTTCCTTGACGGCTCTTTCATAGGACTTCAGCCAGCTCTTATAGGCTTTTTCGTCCTCATCGGCTTCAGCAGGCTTATTACATTTTTCTGCTTCTGCTTTAGTTTCCATTACACCACCTTTTTGTAGTTCTACCTCTGCGCTCTTCCTACCTAGAACGCTTTGGTCTTGGTCTATCGTCGTTGTAGACGGGTTAACCAGATTATTGTAAGGAATTGAAGTCATTTCTTTTGTAGGATTCCTCACGTCAAAATGCAAGTCGCAAGTCGAGCATTGGTAATGGCTTGACTGGTTGTCGACCATTCTTAAGTCTGCCGGAAGACTGCACTTCGGGCACCTTGCCTGAATGGTTGTTTCACCAAGCTTGCCATAACTGACTTCTCCAGCTTGTCCTGCGAATTTTTGGATTTCCTCGGGCAAACCGATTTCCTCCTTTAAGTTGTTTCCCACCTTTTTCAGGGATTTTGCAATCTGGTCTGGTAAAGATAGGAAAGCATCAGGATTTGCCCCTATTCCGACTATAGAGACTTCGAGCAAATCAACATCGTCTATTACGTTTATTTTTTTTCCAGAAATCTTGTCTGTTTGTTCGTGGTCTTTTAGAACTCTTCCGCCAATGCTAAGCGCTATTGGCAGTCCGCCGTCACTTTTTCCAATCAATTGAGAAACCTTTGGATTGGTTTCCTCATAGTCTGTCGTGATAAGTATTTCAAGCGCGTTTTCGTTTTGTTCAGCGGAATTAGTGTATCCGAGCATGTTCTCCCAGTTGTGCTCGTGGTTTCCAAAAATAGGGATTTTTTTCATTCCGACTTTTCCAGCAAGCATTCTCAAGCAGTTTTTGCTTACAATCTCATTATCCCTGTCTAAAGTTGAAGTGGAGGCAATTCCTTTTAGCTTGTATCTTGTTCTGGTCGCTCCTTGTGGAGAAAAATCCGTTATTTTTTCGTATGCTCCTGTGGGAAAAGCCGCTTTTTCAAGCGGCAAGTAAATGTTAAAGTTGTTCATATTCGCTTTTTGTAGTTAATGTTATATATAAGACTATTGCCTTTTTACAGTCCGACTTGTTTCAAAATTTGGTAATATTTTGGATTTTCTTCAAGATGGTCTTTGGCAATCTTTTTTGCAATCTCTTTGTCGTTGGTGTGTTCTAGTTCGACAATGATTCCGTCTGATAGTTCTTTTTGGTCGAACAATTGGTCTGGTCTCCTGTCTATTCCAACCAGTACAAGCAGTTCTTTGTTTGTCTTTTGAAGCAAAGACTTTTGCAAACTAATCATACAGCATCAGTATTCTCTGTTGCGTGTTTGAAACAGGAATCACTGTGACACAATAAACGTGGGCTAAGACAAGCGGTCCGCCTTGAACGCTTGCCCTCATTGCGGTCACTATTTGGGAAATGTTTGCTGTGGTAAGGTCAATGTCTGTTATTGCAGTTGAAACAGTTAGAGCCATTTGTTTCCTCCTTTTAATCGTAAACCAGTAGAATCCTTTGTTTCGTGTTAGAAACAGGTATTACCGCGCAACCGTAAACGTGTGCCGCAACTTTCACCAAGTCAGGATTGGCTGCTGCGCCTGCTATCGATGCCCTCATCGCAACATTAATTTGCGATATTGTCGCGGTAGTCAAGTCGATGTCTGTTATTGCAGCAGAAATTGTTATTGTCGCCATGTATAATCTTCCTTTGTTGTTTCAAGTCATATTTAAGCTTTCCTCTGGCTCGCTAATCCGGCAGTGTTTCTTTTACTTCTTGCTTTTCCGCTTCTGTTATGGCAGAGTCAAGCCTTGCTATTTCAGCCAGAGCCGCGTTCCGCCTTTTTTCAATGTTCGCGTCTTCCATTGTTATTTGCCTTTGCATTGCGTCTCTTCTTCTTTTCAAGTCAGCCAGTTTTATGATGTTGACTTGAACTGTTGTTGTCGTTATTTTTACTTCGGTGTCCGAAATCTTTTCTACCATATCTGTCATTTACATTCCTCCAGTTTTTGGTTACTCTTTTAGTGCATAATAGTGGCTGGTTTTTGATATTGTGGCTATTGTTTTTTCTTGTCTTCCAGTTCTCCTGTGTTCTGGTTGACGGTTTTGTTGACCGGCACAGGTATCTTTGGATAGATAGTTGCCTGATGGCTGATTACACTGCCCTTTATGTTGTCCCATGAATAGATGGTCTTGGTGTTTGTATTGTAGCAGGGCTTGCCGTCATTGATGGTTTCTATTGCTGACTTGACCATGTAACCGTCCTTGTCTGCCTTCTCGCCAAAGAAGGTGCCAGTCGATGGCTGAAACCACTTTATCCTCTCATCACTGGGTATGTAGACCTGCGCCATGCCCGAAGCCTTTTCGGTTGGAATCTCGCGGCGCATTCTGTCAACTACCTGTTGCTTGGTCTGCGGGTCATAGAGGACATAGGGCGGGTCGTAACCGCCTATGCTGGTAATCTTACCGCTAACATACATATCCCCTGTCGCATTTATGGCGTAATTAGTTGTAACATCAGCCAGATAAACATCACCAACAATAGAGTGGAAATATCCAGCCGCACCACCAGCGTTATTATTCTGATATGCTTCTATGGCATGTGAAGTCCCACCAACCTCAAAGTATGATGCGCCCGCCGCGTTTACGGCGTAAGTGCCGTCTGCTAAATAGACTAGATTGCTTCCGTCAGTAGAATAAACTCCCTCTGTGGCTGAACCTATTCTTGTTGTATAACCAGTTCCGCTATTAAAGTTAGAACCATCACCGTCTATTAGGGAGGCTGTTTGAGTTCCATCTGTGAAATATCCCGCTTTCGCTCCATTCGCATAGATAGCGTAAGTTCCACCGCCAAGGTCAACGCTAGTTCCTAATCCATAGAAAGTGGCGACGCTTTCCATTCCTCCTGCATAGCCCAATGTTGGGAAGAAATGTATATACTCTGTCCCATCATTAAAAGTATCCTGTCCTACCGCATTTATGGCGTAAGTTCCGTCATTAAGAGTTGTTGTTGTAGTTCCATCTATTCCATAGAACGAGTAGCTTGCATCGTTTCCGATTATTGCTTGTTTGGTTGAGCCGAATGTTCCTGTTCCGGTTGTCGTGAGGTCGCCTGTGAATAAACTATTTCCTGTCGCATTTACGGCGTAAGTGCCATCGGCTAAATCTACAGTATTAGTCCCGTCCCCAAGCCCTGTTAAATTAAATCCGGCTGCGTCTATATTCTGCCCCCAAGGAGTTTGTGAACCTGCTCCTGCTGATTGCCAAGTCCCTATTCCAGAAGCATCAGCAGTCAAGACATATCCTGCGGTTGTGGAAGTGCCTAATTGGAAACCTCCAAACGCACCATTGCCGGTAGTGGTTATGTTTCCGCTCTGAAAGTCGGCATCGCCATCGCCATAAATAGTTAGCAGGTTTGTTGTCCAGTTTCTGAACTGTGCCACCATTTCTCCCGCAGCCAAAACGGCTGCAGTTGTTGCACCGTTATGTTTTGCTCCTCTGAAAACAATTGCTGCTGCAGTAGGCGTGGTGTCTCCGTGATAGCCCGAAAAAATAAGGGGGGTTGAGGCTTCAGTTGTGTTTGTGAATGAGCTAAAAGCCATGCCGCCAGCAGCTGTTGCTGCAGAACCTACTCTTCCTATATCTCCTGCTACAAGTGCCGGGCTTATGCCAAGGGCGCTGTAATTAGGGATGGTAATATCTAGGTCCCTTAAATTTAGGTTCGGCAATCCGGTTCCTCCGGAAACAAGGTTTATATTAGTAATGGCTGTTGAAGTGGTGCTTGTTATCGCCCCAGAGCTGAGAGTGCCTGTGGTGGCGAGATTATAAGCCCCTAAATTCAAGTCTGTGTCAAAAGTATGCCCTGCTGCAGACCAGTTCAATCCGGTTAAGGCGTTATGTTGTGTCGCCAAGAATGTTCCAGCAGGCAAATTGGATATGCTGCGCAAGTCCTGTGCCTCTTCAAAAGGAGTTACATCGTTTCTAAGAATCACTCTATAAAGCAATTTCATTTCCTGAAAAGGCAGTGTTCCAAGAGCCAAGCTTTCATACTTATTGTTTGCTCTCGCGTCAGCCAAATTATCGTCAGACCTTTGCCCTATCAAAGAAACAATCGGAGTAGTCGTATCATTGGTGGCGAATATCCAAACAGCCATGTATTTGTTTGCCCCTAAAGCAGTCAAAGTGTTCCCGTTGTTATAGTATAGGCTTCCGCCTGAAGTATAATAGTAAACTGTTTGCCCAGCAAGCCACTTGTAGTCCGCCGCACCGTCTTTGTAAAGAACATTGCAAGTGGTTTTTGCAGGAGTAATACTATGGGCTAAATCTTCATCGTCTATTATTCCAGCCGAAACGGAAAAAGTTGTGTCGGCGAATGTTCCTGTAAGACCGCTTTCATATCTTACTCCGACAGTATAATGCAACAAGGTGTGAGTGTCACAATCCATTTTTATTCCGTGCCGTTCTTCTCCCAAAAGCCCCTTGTCAGTGACAGTATTATAATACACCGTTGCCACTAAGGGCAGGCTAAAAGAAGGAATCGAAACCGACTGCGACAACACTCCAGCCGCATTATAGTAAATCCAGTTTATTCCAGTCGCATCGTCTATCGTAATCGAACTAGTGGTCTTTGAGGACTTCACTCCGTTAATATAAATGTCGTGCGCTCCAGTGATAGTGAATACTCTTGTGGCGTCAACAAAACTCAGTGTCGCCACTTTGTCCACGAATCCTGTTGGTTCTGTCATTGCGGTAAAAATGTCCGAGTAATCCAGCACTTCGTCAAACCTTCCCACAATCGGATTAAAGACAAACTTTGTAGCCATGTCATCACGTCTTTGTTACTGTGGACAAGTTATTGTTCATGTCGTATCCAAGAGTAAGAGTGGAAATCGTTGGACCGCTTGCACCACCATCCTTGAAAAGAACAGTAACAAGATTTGAAACAGCCACTCCTGAATACAACAGGTTTATGTAATCGTATTCGCTTGGAACAAGAGAATTCGCAACAGAATCCAATACTCTTACTGCAGTAAGGCTTCCGCTTACTTCGACAAACTTGTCGAACTCCCTGTCCTTAACTTCAAATGAAAGGGCGATGTTCTCACCCCTCGATAATTATTTTTCTTTTCCTCTTTTTAGCGGGAGTCGCTGTTCGAACAAACCTATCATTGAATTCCACAGGATTCACTATGTCTTTTTTTGGGACATCGCACTCGTAAGCGTATTTTCCGTCCGCGTACCTGAAAGTGAATTTTTCTTCATCCTCTTCGACAAAACGCTGTACTTGGTTGAAAGTCATCCTGTTCTCGTTTCCCTCTACTATTCTGACGAAATCGTTAAAATTATCGATTAAAAGAGTCCCTTTTTTCAATAGCTTTTCTTTCCTAATGTCTTTCTCGAGTTCCTTCAAAAAAGGACCTGCTTTTGTTGCAATCTCCAACGAAGTTACTTGGTCGAATCCAAGCTCGTAAATTTCGTCAGCCACCATATCAACGTTTTTTCCTTTTGTCAAAATCTGCCGTAGCTTTTTCTTTTGCGGATAGCCGAGTGTTTGAGTGTATTCCTGCACTCTTTGTGCTATTAGGTTTGGAATCGGAGCGGTAACCATGTTTGTTTGAGCGGGGTCAATGCTTGGCGCTTTAGAATTCTGCCCTTGTAAGTTCTCCATTTCAGCGATAACTCTGTCTAACTCGCTTTTCGCCCACTTTCTGTCACAAGAAATGCAGTGATACCATGGTTCAGACATGCTTCCAGCTACAGCAGGGATTTGTTCTACAGTTGGCTTTCCGCAACCCGGACACCTTCCGGCAATTTCATTATATGGATACTGTGTGTTAACGTGACCTTTTTTTGGCAAAGCAAAAGGACCTGCTGTTGAAAGATTCTGTGTCGAGGTCAAAAAAGGAACTTGTGGTTGGAACGGGTACTGGTAGCCTTTTGTCTTGTTTTCTTCCGGCTTGCTTCTTCTCTCGGCTTCGTTGTCAGCAGGTCTTTCTTCTTTTACTTCACTTGCCCTTCCTGTTACCTGCCCTCTTGCTCCCATTCCTGCCCCCATTACGGCTTTTTGTTCAATAGGATTGTCGTTCCCCCACTCTACCGGCTGCAATCCCATTTCAATCCTAATCTCGTTAATCGTCTTTAGCCCATTCCGCAAATAGATTTCTCCAAGCTCTGCTTCTTTTCTTTCTTCAACCGGGTCGTCTACAATGTAAGCAAACTTCGTGTTTTCTGCTCCAAGCTCAGGCATTATTTGGTCGTTAATCAGTTCCTCGATTTTTTTCATTAACGGTCTGATTGCTTTTCTTCTGGTAAGCTCTATTTGTGAAGCTGCTGTGCTTCTATTCACATCCCTAGTAATGCCCAAGTCTATTGGGTTCATGTTGAAGTTTGAGATAACCTGATTCCACATTTCTCTCTGTCCTTCCAAAAACTGCATGTCCCTGTTGTTGAAAGCAAACGGGGCAAAAGTGGTTTTTTTGTTCAAGAAAACTATTTTGTGCGGCTGCCCTTTTAGCTCGTTCTCCCAAGCCGCTTTCATCCTGATAAGTTCCTTGTCATCCATATCCTCTACGCTAACCACTCCGTCTGGAACAGCACCGTCAATGAACAAAGCCATGTTGTGTTTTACTGAGTATTCGAGCGCTTTTATTGTTTCAAGAGAAGACTGCACTGCAGAATAACCATAGCCGCTCATGCTTCTCTGGTTCTGCATGAAATAAACTATTTCGTCCCTGTTGAACCACATTGGGTGAGCCGGAATAGCGTAAGAGTATTGCCAGTAACCGTAAGTCCATCCTGTCCGGTCAGAGTCCTTTAAGAAGGATGCCCCATCTCTTGCATAAAGTTCTGTCAACTGCCTTCCTTTTCCTGTCCCGTTGCAATACGGGCAACTCGTTTTCTTTGGCAGTTCTTCTGTTTCGAACCCGATTGCGTTTGCATCTGATGGAGAATTGTATGAAACGATTTCCAACAATTTTGTTTTCATTCCAGAGTAATCTGGTTTTATCATTTTGTATTCTTTTTTTGTTTCTTTGTCAAAGTTCATTGTTTTTGATTCAGGCAAAGTTTTTTCCATAAAGTCTATTGCCCTCAAGGTTCTCTCTGCTTTTTGCTTGAAAGATTTTTCTTCCCCCTCTTTTTCGCCACCACACTCTGGGCAGATTAATGGCTTTAAGAGTGGTGCCCCGCTTCTCGGCTCAAGATGCTCGAAATCGTAAGAGTCTACTGTGAAAACCTTTACAAGAACTCCTGCGTCTATTTCCAAAACGTCTTTCAGCCAAGCCCTTATTAAATCGTTGAAAGACTCGCAGTTCTTGTTCGGGTTCTCAAAAAACGGTTTTATTCGGTCAATCTCTTTTTCAACGTCTTTGTACTCCAATCCTTCTTTCGGAATCACGTCCCAAGGTATCGAGCAAAGCTGGTTGAGAATAGTCATTACTATTGATTGAACCCAAACCGTGTTAGAGTATTTCCTGAGCTCGTTTGTGTCCACTCTTCTTGGCTGCCCTCTAATCGGCTGCCAGAACCATTCTGTCATAACCGCTTTTCTTG